TAGGTGTAGCCGAGGTTGTACCAACGTCGAGAACGACGCTTGAGCTACCAGCAGCAGCCGTTGCCTTGTGGATGCCCACAAGTTCAATAGCACTGCCAGCAGGAAGAACAGCAATGGCTTTTGAAACGCCAGTGCCTTGAGCAACTAAATCGGAAAACTCAACCGATACGATGTGTGTGAAGCCAGAAGCGGCCTCGTTTACTGTTAATTTAGGCATAGTAGTAGTTCCTTAGTTATCAAGCGATTGCTGTGATTTTGCCGTGCGCTCCGGGATGTTTCACCAGAAGTGTGAGTGTGCTGTCAACATAACCACGGTCGCCGCCGCCAAGGTTAGGAAGACGTGTCGAACCAAGGCTGATAAGCTCCGCAACCCCGTAGTAGTCAGGATTGATGAGGTAACCAGTGTCTTTGTTCGATGTGTCAGGAGCGCAGTCAGGGTTCATGTTGACGATGCTCACCATGCCGTGGTCGGACTCATACATCTCGACAGCGAGCTTGATGGTCGAAACCTCGCCATTGTACGTCACTTGACGAACCGAGTAGTCAGAGCTGCCAGAGGTACGGGCATAATCGCTGATAACGCGACGGAGGGCTGTGTCAGCAACCAGCGTAAGGCTGTTTGTTGTGCCAGTGACGCGATAGATGCTGGTGATGAGGTTGTTGAACACTGTCTCTGTCACCGCGCCAGACGCGCTAATGCTTGCAGCAGGAGTGCGATAGGCAGCAGGAACGTCCGCTGGGCCAGCGGAGTCAATCCAGTCGCCAAGGCCACGCAGACCGTAGACGGTGCTACCACCATCTTCGACCGAGCGGTCATTGTTGGACATCAAAGTCGCTTCGATGTCGCGCTTGATTTCACGGACGGCTTTCGCCTCAGCTTGGGCAATCTTCGCTGGGCCAACCGAGTCAACAGCGTTCTGAAGGTCAGACACCATGAAGTCACGGCGGAACTTTTGAACATAGTTGCCAAGGCGAGCGCGGCCAGCAAACTTGTCGGTGAAGGCAGTGACATCAGAACCTTCCGCAACACCCGTTGTGACGGGAGCAGAAAGGCTGTCCACTGTCCACTCAACGAAAGTGGCGGAAGCTTTGGATTTAGGGGCGGACGACAGCACAGGAGTTTCCTCTGGTGCAAGAATCGTCAATACGTCAAGCAGGTCTTCGCGGTTTGATACCGCAGAACCCGGATTGGTTGTGTCGAATGTGTTTGAAAAGGCCATTGTGTTAGATAATTACTTACGTTTAGAAATTTGTTGCGTTCGGAGGGCTATGAAGTCACTCACTGCATTAGTCTTTAAGAACCTCTCGTTGATGTCTCTCTCCTGCTTCTGCTGACGACCTTCGGGCTGCTCAGTTTGAGCTGCCGAAAAACCGGGCGAAGAAGGCGGGTTGATTGAGGCTTTGGGCTTGTCTATATTGATAGACTTGCGGCCATAAATAGAATTAGCGGCGTGTGCCACCATATACTCCATGTAAGGCTCTAGGTCAGGGACGCTATCCATAGCCTTTCTGAGAAGGGGACTGCCCTTTAATATCTCATATTGCTTACGAACATCGTTATCCTCACCACCCATCCATTCCAATTCCTGTCTAGCAGCAACGTCCATTTGGCCGCGAAGGGCTTTACGTTGTTCACTAGCCTGTAGTTCACGCAACTGCGAGGGAAGAAAGTCTTTGCGAGCTTTTTGAGCATCGCGCAGGGCTTTCCGCACTTGCAATTTTGTCAACTCCTGACCGTTCACTGTTGCCACTACGTCATCCGCCGCCAAATGCTCATTGTTCCATAGCACATCGTCGGCCCATTCAATCACCTCATCGACTTCTTGGGTTTTAGCCTGTAGGTCGGGAAGGGTCTTGATAGACGCATAGGGATTGTCTTTGGTTTTCTCAGAAGCGAGTGGGTCGCTGTTATTGCGATTGTTTAACTCATTCCGAAGGGCAGCAAGCTGTTCCTCGGCGTGTTTGCGTTTAGCAGTGAGTTCCCCAAATCGGGCCACGGCACGCGAACCTAGCTTTTCAGATAGTTCGCGCAGTTCCGCTTCTGACATATTCTCTAAATCAACTTCGTTTGAAAGAACATCCTTTGGCTTAGTTGGTTCCTTTGCTTCGGTGGGGCCGCTCTCCTTAGTCGGCTGCACTTTACGCTCTGGTTCCTCCTGAGTCTTGGGTTCTGAAGCCGTAGGAGCCGAGGGCGGTTGCCCTTGGGTCTTCTGGCTAATACGATGGCGTGCAAGTTCTGCCATTGTAATGTTGGACTTTACCACTGGGTTACTATCAGCACCCCCAGCGTTGGGTGCAGTTACTTCATCAGACATAGTTTTGTGCCGCTTGTTAACGACCAGCGAAGTCGATAGACAGATAATACCACCCCTTTTTGATGCTTGACGTATTTATGTTAATCTATCTCATATATTTATGTTATGCAAAGCCTTGTAATAAACCACTACAGCACAAACCCAAATGCTTGGGTTGCCCCAGAACACTATTACATTGCCAAGAGTATGCGCCGCCATAAGGGAGAACTCATCATCCCAGAACACAGCATCTTTAAGTATAGCCGTGAGAATCCCCCGTATTGGATGGCGGGAGACGTTAAGATAAAAAACACACAACGATGAACCGCTATCAGATTAAATGGACTCAATATCTCCGTTCTGGGAACGACAGATTGCCTAATGATGCCGAGGTGCTGTGTGCTGGCGAAACGCCGATGTGGGCAGCAGACGCTCAAAAAGCCATCATTTCCATGAAAGAGAACTTCCGTGGAATAAAAATAGTTTCAGTCGAGGAATACAAGAAATAAAATTATTTGCTTGACAAGGGGCTAGATTTAGTCTCATACTCTGTTTTTCTTTCTTGTTTCTTTTTAATTTTAAGCTGTAAGCCGCAAGCTATTTAATTAAAAGCTATGAGCTGCATGGCCGCCGGAAAAAGGCCATGTGTAAGGCTACCCCTATTAAGGAAGATTATCTGTCTTCTTAATAACGTCTTTAGCTTCTGTAAGCTGCAAAATGCTGTCAAAAGCAATTATCTGCCCGCTAATCTGCTGGATGTGTTCTGTCTTAGCCTCCAGCAGAGAGCTAATAGCATCCTCCCTCATCTCTTGGATTTGCTTGAGCAGTTCGCCAAACGGCTTGAAATTACTGAGGAATACAAGGTCTTTTTGCATAAAGATTATTTGGCCGAGCGCACCATCTCAGAAAGCGTGTTGGCACGTTTGCCCACTTGCTTGGCCCATTTGCTATCCATCATCTGTTTAGACGCTTCTTGATAGTTTTTATTAATCAAGGCTTCACGGGTTTTGGCAAAGCCAGCCAGCTTAGTTGCGCCTAAATTAAAGGACATATCAATCACAGCTTTCTGAACACTCTCTGGCTGCTCAGAAAGATTGGGAAGCCAATTGTTAGCGTCCTTAGTGGCCTTAGCAATAGACCTTTCATACAGGCTCCTAATGACAGGCTCTGTAAGTCTAATCTTGCCAGCAATAACTTCTTTAACATTGTAGCCCATACTAGCCAATATCTTCTTATTATCCTTGTCGGCTAAGTTAAAGCCAATGCCAATGGTGGGATTGCCTTCGGTGTCTTCGTAGGCGTATTCACGGATACCTTCGTGCAGGCGCACTTGTTCGTATAAGCCTTGCCCAAAATCTGGGGCAGGAGCAGCTTGCTTGGTAGCTGCAACGGCAGCCATTGGAGCTGGCCCCTGCTGTGGGGCAAAGTTTACATTAAACATTGGTTGGTTCATATTACTGAATAGGGCCAGCCAGATTTTCGCCAGCACCCAATGCTGTCTTATAATTTTTGGTAAAAAACTCAGCTTCTTTAGGTGTATTGAATATAATAACTTCGCCCCTAGACTTAGCTTCCTTATAAGGATTTTCTGGTTGATAAAGAGAATGAGTATCAGCGTTATAAAAAACGCTTGGATAAGCAATACCTTTTCCACCATCTATTTCTCCAGACATCATTAAATGCGTAGAGACAGTTCCTTGCGGCGCACCCTTAGCATTGGGAATTTCTATACCAGCATAAGTAGTTGGATTAAGAATTCTTTGCACAAAATTCTTATCGGCATTTTTGCCCATAATAGCAAGCATCTGGTCTTTTACCATCTGCCCTTCGCGTTGTGCTGCCATCTCTTTAGCTGTCATTGCTGTGCCATCTGCTGAGTATTCATTTGACCAACAGCCGCAGGCTGCGTCCCAATCTTCCCTATTTGGGCGTTCTGCATTTGCTGCATCTGGAAGATGTATTGGGCGTGATACTTTTCGAGGCGGCCCTTAAAGGCTTCGTCTTGCTGCAATCGCTGGGCAACGTCTGGCTGCTGGGCGTATTGAGTGATGACTTGCAGCGCAATTTGCGCCCCATTTGGACGGGCTGGCATTTCAATAGCGGACGAGATTTTTGTAAGGTCATCGGTTACTTGTTTGACAATCTGTTGCTGTGCTTGCTCGGCTGGCTGCAAGATAGCGTCGGCCAACATTGGGTCAATTGCGGCAGCCGCCATGTCCAACAAAGCATCCACATTGATGCGGCCATTCTTGTCGAGCTGCAATAACGACACAAGCTGATTGAGCTTTGCTTCTTGTGTCTCTGGGTCGGTGTTGAGGACATCAAAATTAATTAGGATGTCAAAGTCCTCATCAGGATTGCCCTTATCAAACCGCTGTGGGTCAGGCACACCTGTAACACGGAAGAACACTTGTTCTGGGCCAAAGCGTTGATAACACTTAAAAGACATCTTGATGACATCGCGCACATG